GGCATTTTTTGGAACGGATGCGTACTTGCCGTGATCGCAAGGAACTGCGTTATGCAGTTCTTGCCAAAAAGGGAAGCACTCTTGGAGAACCGGAAGGTATTTCCAAGCACCCGCTGAACACGTGGGAGCGACAGAGGTTTTCCGCCGCACAGATGTAAATCTACTCAGTCCCACGTTCGCCCCTGGCCCGAAGCCAAAATCAAGATCTGTGATCCTCGGAAGAGGACCTAGAATACCGGCTATTTTTCGCTGAACTCTGAATATCAGAGAAGCGTCTCTGCCCCCTTTGGAAAAGGGCAAAGAGCGGTTTCTAAACGCCATGTTTGTGGCATCACACTTTGATTCTGACTCAAGGAACTTTTGTAGAGCAACGCCTTCAACATCTATACCGAGAGGAATCGAAGCGTTCTTCGAAAAGAACGCTCCGAACTGTGCCAGACGCGAGTATTCACTCGCATCTACCACGGTGTTGGTATACCCAGTTGGTTTGAAGCCAACCAAAGTAGACCAAGTCCTATCGCGTAGAGGATTGAGAAGGTCATTGTTCTCTCCAATGAGTTTGAGGCACAACTCGTCAAGCACGTGGATGCTTTTCTCGAAAGAGAAATTAGCATCGAAATACATCTTAGATGACATTTCAGCTTCTCCATGATTACGTTTTACAACAGGCGGAAGTCCTTAATAAGGGCGTTCCAGCTGTTCGATCAGTGCGATGGCCTGAGGATTATTCATCAGGTTCATCGCAAGAACACGCATGTCCTTACGCTGCTCCGCAGTACTGCGGTTAGGCAAAAGGGCTTCGATGTTCAACTGAAGGTAAAACGCAATTTTTGGAGGTGCCACGTACCCCGAGCTGGCGCCGCCAGAGGGAGTTTCGAGGACTGGAAGGCGAATAGTTAACTTCGCCCGACTGACGGATTCACTACTACCATTTGCTTCTTTGAGCGAAAGTTGTACGCTCTCGAAAGCAACAACCGGAACAGCAGTATCACCGTTTCGTTTGTAGGTAGCTACATCCCCTGTTTGCACAGGATTGTAGACGTGAGACACAGGAGTGCCTTTTCCGTCATTGATTGCAATGGGAGCAATAGCCGCCATTTTTCATTACCTCAGGTAGATGAATGGTACTGCTAAGACAGGATTGTCATAGCAGGGCGAAACACTCCCGAAGGAGTTCACAGCAGTCTCTTAAGATTCTGCTGTACCAGCGCACTTGCGTCTGCTATCCTCTTGAGGCTAGGTTCATAGTCATTCGTAATTCTACGAGGGACCTGTTCCGTCGCCAACCAAGCGGTAGGTAGACTTGGGTAGATCGAGCGCGTCCCGCTTACTAAGATCACCGACGTTGTACCAGCCATAGTGACTGGATACAAGCCGAAGAACTTATGAGAGGGATTGACAGCGATGTTGGCTATCTGTTTGCTACTAAATGTTTGTATACACTTTACCACTGGCATAGTGTTTACAGCATGAAGAGCAGCGAGATAGTCACCAATCGGCCCAAACCAATCAAGCACGAAGCTGAGTGGTTTGAGCTCCCAGGCAATGGTAGCGGGATCGGTTAAACCGAGTCGCTCCATGAAACTGGGAGGGCTACTAACGACTACGATATTCTGTAGACGTTTGTCATTATTGAAGACACGAATGTCTCCAATATGGCTTGGCGAGTCAAGTTTGGCACCACCTCGATTAGAGGATCGTGCTTTAACTCGGCTCGTCTTGGGATGAAGTTTAATCATCTCAGCAGCCGCCCCAATGTCTTTTATGAGTGGTAACCACC